TTCGTATTGCATTCTTTTCCATATATCCTGACACTAATTCGAGTTTTCAGGATGCGTGCGCTCTAATGACATATGGGGATGATGCAATTTCCACAGTCTCCCCTGATTTTGATGATTACAATTTTGCGAGTGTGCGTTCTGTATTGCAACATTATGATATTATCTTCACTCTGCCTGACAAGTCAGAGAATATAGTCCGTTTCAGCGAGTTTGACGATGTTGATTTCCTGAAGCGTAAGAGTTTCTTTAATGCCGATCTAGGATATGAGGTAGGTGTTCTGGCTGATAGTTCCATTTTTAAATCTCTTTGTTGCATTTTGAAGTCTGAAACTGGAAATCTTAATGTGTGCGTAGGGAACATGGCTACTGCACTACATGAGTGGTTTTTGAGTGGCGAGAAGAAATATGAGGAATCGCGTATGAAACTATTGATAATAGCTAGGCGCCATCATATAAATTCTACTATTCTTGATACTCCCTATAGGGAGAAGCTTACTACGTTTATTCACCAACATAGAGGTGTTTTGAATGCTTATGCTGATCGCAATGAGAGATATCGCAATTATTGCACTGAGCACGATCCAACGCGCTTGGAAGCATTAAATATGGTCCAACCTCCCGATCGACCACAGGAAAAAAGCAGGAGCACACAAGTTATGGATACCCATCTGTTGTAATACCTGCACATATTACACAGTAAGGCTTACTTGTGTGGCGGTTGTTAAGTGTTATTTAGCACTGGTACCACGCACCACAAAGTGTAGTGCGCCTCAGTACTCTAGACATAGTACTCTTGGCAAAGTTTTAAATCGTCTGCTAGTACTAATAATAATAATAATCAAAACTCTGATTCTGTTCCCAAAGCAGAATCAACTACGCAAATTAAGACGGATGTCGAACCTGCTACTGCAACGCATGAAACCACCACCTTTCATGATGCAGCAGCAGGCTGGGCTGACAATACCAAGCATATTGTCGACCCTACCTTCTCACTCGCTGATCCTACTGATGTTTCTTTAGCAAACTTCTTGTCACGTCCTGTTGCGATCACCACTATAGAGTGGAATCCACATGTTTCCAGCGGAAGTTTCACCCCTGTTCGTATAAAACCTTGGGCACAATTTCTTGGTAACTCTGTGGTTAGACAAAAGTTACAGCACTATCGTCTGCTACGTGGTAAATTAAGCGTAAAATTTGTTGTAAATGGAAATCCTTTTATATATGGATTGGCCAACGCATTTTATTTCCCATTTTCTAAAGGGCTTGGTGCTGGTTTTTCCTCTGGAAGCGCAAACACGTTCATGGTGTCTATGCCAACCTACGGAACTTTAGCTGATGATTACACTAAAATTGACTTCAAAGATATGATAGTACATACCCAGAAACCACATTTGTGGTTAAATCCCACAATGTCACTAGGTGGCACTATGGAACTTCCATTTGTATGGCCTTACAACTTTGTCGATTTGACAACAGCTGAATCTGAAAAGTTGGGCTCCATTTTCGTAGTGTGTATTAACAATCTGACATCAGTTTCCTCAACAACAGTTCCTGTCGAAATACGAGCTTTTGCTTGGATGGAAGATGTGGAATTACATGTCACTACAAGTGTTCATGCCGTCTCGCAGAGTGGTAGTATCTCACAAGCTGGTGATGAGTACGGCAAGGGCCCTGTGTCCAAGTTAGCAAATACGGTGGCTGCTGCTAGTGCTGCTGTTGGGACTGCCCCTGTTATAGGTCCCTATGCTAAAGCTTCTTCAATGATTGCTTCAGGTCTTGGGCGAATGGCCATGTTATTTGGATTTTCGCGGCCAGCTATCATACAGGACGTTTCACCTTATAAGCCAGTTTATTTTGGCAATATTTGCAACACTGATGCTGGTGATACTACCAATAAATTAACATTAGATTCCAAGCAAGAAGTCACTATAGATCCTAGGGTGGCAGGGCTATCCAATGTGGATGGTATGACCATTACCTCAATAGCTACTCACGAGAGCTTATTTGCCACATTTACATGGGCCGATGTTGAAGTACGCGATGCGTGCTTATGGGCAGCGTTTGTTAATCCACGTATTTGGACTACGAATAGCGCGCAAGTGCCCATTCGGCCTAAGCAGCATTTTGGCGCCTCGAGTACTTTTGTTGCTTCCATCCCATTTCGCTACTGGCGAGGCACAATGCGCTACCGATTTATGATTGTTGCCTCACAATTTCATCGCGGTAGAATTAGAATTGTGTGGGATCCCACCTACATCAGACAAGGTTCATCGTTGACGGAGTTCAATACCACTTATAACGTGGTTGTTGACATTGCAGAAACACGGGACTTCACTATAGATATAGGATGGGGCCAGGAGCAACCCTATTTATTTTGCGGGTATACCCCCCTCAATCAGGATGGAAAGTGTCCCATTACATTAGATCCAGATGCTATGCCTACTTCACGGCAACGTTTCACTAATGGAGTTATTGGAGTGTATGTGGTGAATCGTCTTGTTTCAAATGTTGGTACCGGGAGCTTGAGTAACGTTTTCGTTAACGTAATTGCCTCTTGTCCTGATCTTGAGGTTATGGAACCTTTACAGCAAAATATAGCTACTATCAGTTTTGGAACTTGTAATTCAATTACTTCCCCAGCAGCTGCGGCTAAATTCCCATATGCAAAGGCACAATCTGGGCTTGACGAAAACGATGCTGGTAATGCCTTTGGACCTAGCGGTTCGATGTGTGGATCCAACTATTTCTTGGGTCCTCGCCCAACTGCAGCTACCCAAAAATTATCTACTGTGTTTTTTGGAGACCCCGTGATTTCAATACGTAATCTACTCAAGAGATACACCTTTTACGCCACTTATCCTATCGATGTACCCCTCACTGCCTCAATGCTTAGTGCACGTCGTTATTGGTCAACAAAGATGACTCTTACAGATTTTCCTCTTAATAGAGGCATCTTATCTTCTGCTACTGCTACTGCCGGTAATGCGGCACTTGGTATGTCGGTGATCCCTGCTGGGGTCTCTGCTGACAAATTCCAAAGTTTCAAC